CCGGAAGAGGTGTTCCGCTTTCACGGAAGACAATTTCACGAGGACGACCGTTTAGATCCCAAATGTAATTATAGTCGTTTTCAGTCACACCGTCCATGCCATAGTTGCAATGGATAGCTGTGCTATCACTAGTCATAATCAATACGTGGCCAAACGCACCGAGCGAGCTTGAACCATCACGAGGTGCCCAAATTACCACATCTCCACGCTGGCCATCGAATGTGCCATCTACAGCGTCAAACACTTTTGCATAGCCAATTGCTGGTAGTGCTTGTTGAAGTGATTCTGTGTTGTTATTTAAGTTGATTTCGAGTGCATAGCTTACCGCTGATGAGCAGTCAAATTCGATGCGTCCGTCGCCGTCAGCGTCGTTTCCGTAACGGTCACCCATGTCATAATGCACCGGGATTGATTGTAGATGGTGCATACGTGCAATACTTGATTCAATTTTACTCATTTATTTATTCTCCTTCGATTAGTCTTGCTTTGGTTCGTGGTAGTTTAGTGCTTGCTCACTGTCTCCAAGACCTTTAGTCGTTGGGTCTGTAACAATTCCGAGGATTACCAAAATCACAACAAATGTATTTACACCCTCTTGAATATTATGGGGAATTTCAAGCCCGAATTGTTGCAACATCAAGAAAACTGCTGAAATAAGAGCTACTAGAGTAGCTTTGTTTTGCAAACGTAGTTTAAAATTAATCATTTTTTTCTTCCTCCTCGATGAGATTAAATTTATCCTTATCAATATTTTTCTTGACAAATCTGTCAATAAAGGGAATTTCAACCCCTAGAGCCGATAAGCTAGCTAGAATACTAGCCCCGTATGCTGATAACATAGCGAAAATAAAAGCGTCCATAGCACCGCCTAGATTCATAAAAACCATAAACGGATAGGACACCATTACGATAATCAACATAGCCGTGTGACTGACCAATCCTTTTCGAAACCTACGGCTCGAAAATTCATGGAAAGCCCATGACCTTGAAACGCCCAACACGATATCAGCAACGATAACAAGCATGAGTAGGAACACCCAGAGGTGTTCGTCTATACCATGCTCATAGAAATCTTTGACGACTTCAAATACGCCAAAGATACCATCTGGTTTGTGCATTTAACACTCCTTAAAACATTTATTTAACCCCCATTTTTTAACGCATTACGCCTGTGTAGTATCCGCCAAGATTTCGTCTTCAACTTTATAACGCAAGTCACGCAATGCACGTTCGTCTGTACGCATTTCTTGACGATGTTTAGCGTAGAGTTCGGCGTTAAGAAGATTTTCTTGAACAGTAGAGACTGCATTGGAATCTACGCTAATGAACGTTTGTTTCACAAGGATTGTAGCTCCTTCTTCTTCAACGTTAAATTCTGCATTGATTGTGCGTTGTTTTGTAATTTTAAGTGACACGATATTATTTTTCCTTTCTTAATTGTCTTCAATTGTTGGGTATTCGTCTTCTGTGATGTAAGTGACCGTTCCTGTGTAGACTGCATTTTCAGAGCTCTGATTTGAAAAATACATGTTTCCATCAGGTTCAAGGTGCCACACTGCACATCCTTTGTGCTCGTTGGCTGCATTTTTATTTACAACCAAGTGAGTTTGCACACAAGGCTTGAACCCATTTGGAATTTTCTCTCCCAAATCCTTGTATTCACCTTCGACGACAGAATAGATGCCTCTGATTAAACTTAAGGTTACTACATTCCCTTTCCGAACCACATTTGCTTTGACACCATATCCTATCGGGATTTCTTTTTTAACAACAGGTTGGTTGGTTTGCACGAACTCAACCCAATTTCCAACTGAATTCTGCGTTAGGGTTCGTTTGAAGAACCTACCAGAACTTGTTGTCAGCGATTGATGGGTGCCACCCAAACCCTCTATCACTTCTAGGAAGCCTACTTGCTCTGTAGGTTTAGGTTTGCTGATAGGATAGTTCTTCATCGTACTCATCACCGAGAAGAAACCTGTCGTTCTATAGTCATCGAGGTTTGTGTTGTTATATTCAATGATTGCAGCACCTCGGACTTCTGTAAGCTTATGGTGCTGGATTGGCTTTGAACCTGAATAAATCAATCCGTTGACATCAAGCGCCCCATTTTCCCGATATTTACCAATACCCACACCTTGTTGATCATAGGACATAATCAGTTTATCGGTCGGAACTGTAGTTTGAAATTCTGAGGGCGAAAATCTATCCTCTAGTTTCCCTGTGACTATGAATGAGGTATCCGCAGGGTATTCCTTGCCCAAATTTGCATTAGATGCCTTAAATTCAGAAATGCTTGACCATTCGCCACCAGCTGATCCATTATCTGCTACAACATTGCTAGTTCCTACTTTTGTTGTTGTAAAAGTCAGCTTCATGGTATTTTTTTGAACGCCATTCACGCTTAGTGGCGCTATTTTAGCGAACCTCTTAATGGTTAGTGTATCTGACTTTGAGCCACTTCTGGTAACTTCAAATTTTAGCGTTGGACTGAAATAGAATAGAAACGTTATTTTAGTCTCTTTCCAATCGGACCAAATCCCACGAGAGTCTTGAACTCTTCCTCTTAAGGTCATTTGGGTATCTTTGTTTACAGAAACCTCACGAAATACCCCGCCATTAGCAGATACAGAATTGCTAGCACCTACAATTTCAGCATAATACCCAGCTATTGCAGCTCCATTTTTTGCTTGGGCTCCGTTGAACGCAACTTTCACAAGCGACATGATGGACACGAAATGTGTTGGCTCTGGAATTATCCTTTGAGTCGTTGGATTTGTATCTGTCAAAGTAAACCCAGTGAATGAGGGTTTCATGTTGTCTGTAACAACGCTTGCTGTTAGTGTTGTTGACTGCGTCTGAATCAATTCGCCGTCTACATAAGTATCGACATATATAGTACCTCGGCCAGTTGTTGCATTCGGTATGTCGTTTGCGAAATCCGCTGGGATTGTCCACTTAAACGATGTCCCAACATTATCAGCAATTTTACCTTGCTTGTTGCCCCACGCATAGCGTAGCGTGTGCGTAGCACCAGCTAATTTCCTGTCAATAGTGATATCTACCTGATTGCCAATGAATCCTTCCGCGACGCTCACCGAGCTCCCCCTTGGAATCGGCGTCAGTTTTATATCTTGGTTGCTGATGTCTAGGTTACCAGGGCTGTATCCACCTGAGCCATTGAAATGTGCACGCACACCGAAGACACCAGACCCATTATCAGCATGCCTTACAGTGATTGTGCGGTCAATCAACTGTATTTCTGAGTTTCGGCTAAGCATCACCGGGCTTCCTGAATAATCAATTCGTTGCCCAAAACCATCAACATACCCAGAACATTGATAGCTTGCAAATGTCCACCCTTGATTCAGCAATGCTAATCGAACACGCACATCACTAGTGTTATTTACGTCATTCTTTCCAACTTGGTCAATCCACAGCCTGATGCGATACCCACGGTCATTATTTGACCAAAATTCTACCATGATTAACTACCTCCCACATATCTAATCACGTTCCTGTCAGGATTGATGAAATCCTGTTCTTCTCGATAGCGTCCAATTTGGATAGTTTTCGAGAAAATACCGTTCTCAATGTGAATCACACCTTGTGAGATATACATTACTTCATTCCCAGCTGAGAACATCGAAATACGACCGTTTGGGCTGAATAGCATAGAGCTGGAGTTGTCGGTTTTACCGATAACAAGCCCTTCGTTCGATGAAGTCATGTAGCTGTCGATAAAGTTCCAACGTTCTGACATATCATTCAGATTGTTCTCTAGCTTAGCCACACGAGCGCTTGCGTCAGCCAAATTCTTCTCAGCTTGTGCTCGGTTGGCGTTATTTGCATTAACAAAATCTTGGTATGCCTTCACCCATTGATTAAGTATCTCAAGAGAGGCTTTAGCCTCAAGCTCGGCTTGTACCACTGAATTAACTTCGTTGAGCTTATTGAGCTGTGCTTGTGTCAAAACTTGGTCGGCTTTGGAATCGATGTCCTCTTGTACATCTTCAATTGCAGGGGTCCAGTCCGTTTTGACTGTTCCTTTTTCGATTTTCACTTCCCAAACAGATTTGCTAGCTGTTTTGTGATATGTGTTGACACGTAGATGATAGTTCCCTGTTGGTTTAACCCAAGTAATCTGCGTTCCTGTAGTACCCGTTTTTAAATCAGATACAATCTGATAATTTTGGTATTTATCATCAATCAACCAAAGTGTCACATTATCGCTCTCAACATTTGCATTGTGTAGAGCAGTAAAATTACCGTCTGATTTTGCGCTAACAAGATACTTTTGGTTTTGCTCTAAGTAAACAGAAGTTTCGGTTTTGTACAAAACATTATTATCAAAATTCGTTGGTTTTTTATCCGGCTTAAAAGGTCCTTTCGAGCCTTTTAAGAGGTTGCGACCACCGACAGACACGCTACCAGCAGTGTCATTCCAAGAGTAATCAGCTGGGTTAGTGCTATTTGCCTTATCAAAGTTAGTACATATACCCAGATACCGCTTGGTCCCATCTTGCGTTAGACTGAAACCAGTTCGACCATCAGCGCTATCGGCGTAAGCAAAATGGACGTAAGGCGTTCGTCCGTCTGCTCCAGCTTTACCTGGAATACCATCACGGCCATCACTACCTTTCCATTTAGACCAGCGATAGTCTTGTGGATTCCGACTACCCGTAGTATTGAAATCTTGGTACATACCGATGAAAGCCTTGTCAGTGTCGGTCTGGCTAAAACCGCTACCAGACACGGTGTCAGCGTAAGCAATGTGGGTGTACTGTGTTTTTCCATCAGCCCCCTTAACACCGGGAATACCTTGGTCTCCTTTAGGCCCAGTGTCGCCTTTATCGCCTTTAGCCCCTTGTTCCCCGATTTTAGAAACTGAGTATCCAGTTTCGTTAGTGTTATCTGTGTAGCTCCAAACTGTTTTAGTCCAGAGGTATTGCCCAGCTGGTACGCTAGGTACTTGGCTAACCCAACCAGTTGTTGGTGGGACTGTCCCAGATACCCCTTTAGCGTAGGTGATTGCGGTGCTATGAATACCGACACCATCTTTGCCCGGAATACCATCAACGCCACTGTTGCCATCTCTGGCAATATAGTTTTTCTGATAACCGGTCTCATTTGTATTATCGGTATAAGCCCAGATGGTCTTAGTCCAAAGCCATTGACCTTGAATTAATTTCGGAGGTGTTTGAGACCATGTTCCGGGTGTAATGCTATCTGATGCTGAAATTCCATAAAGAACCGTCGTGCCTCTTATCCCAACCCCGTTTTTTCCAGCGATGCCATCTCGACCATCTCGGCCGTTTAATCCGTCAGAAACACCGACGAACGTGATTTCATCGCTAGCAACTTCTTTCTCACCTACCCAAGCCGAAACTGTAATTACAGTGGGTTTGGTAATCTTGCTTGCGCTCACAGTGTAAGTTAGCCCAGCCCCAACGATAGAACCGTCAATTACAAATCGATAAGTTGCATTAACCGTCTGATTTCCTCGCTTTAATGTTGGACGCAGCGTTGACTGCCCTGTATTGTTTTTAAAGATAACACCGTTATCCGTCGAAAAAAGGATGCTGTAAGGTCTACTGTTCTCAACCATCCGTTCGAAGACGGTTCTAAGGTCTCCCGACGTCCTAGTTTCAAGCTCTTTGAAATTACCGAAAGTTGTTGTGTTATTTGCTGGATTGCTAAAACTAATCTTTTGCTCAATAGCACGAGCCCTTACGTCGAGCGACGGGACAAAGCCCTTGTCGTGAATTGTGATAGTATCCCCTATCTCAACATCAACGAACCCATCGACTTCGTAAGTGATAGCTGGATAGGCATTCTTTCGCAAATTCGCAATCCCTGCAGCACGGATAACTTTCGGATCATCACTGTCAACTTCTAAATCCTTTCGAATCCACTTATTATCTTGAGTCGAAGCCCCAAAAGTCGAAGGGTACAAGTTGGCTGCATGAGGTGCATAGAGACAATTGCCCTCTTGTTTGAAGATAACAATCCCTTTGTCATTCTTTTCCTCCCAAGCCGGGAGACCATCGATATAGACTCGCACTTCAGGGCCGTTCTCGGGTTGCTCTTTTGCCTTCCCGTACGGGACAATCATTGTATAGATTTCGGTCTTATCAACTTTTCTCGTCATCGATTTGATGTTCTTTTCAAACGTCAGACGGATATCGCTACGAATTCGACCTACGCCAGCGTGTGAATCGTCCGCTTGATGGTAAACATTCAGAACGAGCTGTTTAATAGAGCTATCGTCATTAAGTCTAGTCACAAATTCAACTTCAGCATTAAATTTATTAGCTAAGCTCAACAACCTTGCTAACTTCGTGTCTTGTCCCTCCCATTCAAGTGTTTTTTTCTGGTCAGAGACTTCATTGACAGCGAGCGTTACCATTGCAAATTGAGGAATATCAAACGCATTGAGATATTCTGCAAATGACATAGCTTTTTCAGCCTTGTAAGCATTCGTGTACTCATTTATCAACTCAAGGTTCAGGTTCTCACAGTAACATCTCACCCATCGCTCATTCTCTTCAACTTTCATAATATTAAACAAGTACGTTTGGCCATTGTGTTTGAAGGAAATGAAAGAGCGTTCGTTTAGTTGATTGTAAAGCGGTTGGTTTGCTGCATCGCTCAACAATTCCTTTTTCGAAACGGTAAACTCGAACGTGCTAGATGCTGTCTCAAGATTGCGAGTCCAAGTATCGTCGTAGAAGTTTAACGTTTCTTGTTTTTCGTTATCAATGAAGCCAATCTTTTGTAAGTTGGCGTCGTGAATCGTTAATAGCATTACAAATACCTTTCTTCAAATTTTACAGACACAGAGGGCTTGTTCGTGACCCATCTTGAGCAATAAACTTCGAGTTGAGACTTGCCAGGAGGAATTGTGATGAAGTCAGAGCCTTGCACAACGTCAACGATTTTCGAAATATTATCTACTAGTACAGTGTCATTCTCGCTGTTTATCACAACTTCTCCACCAGCTCTATATCGATTGGGAACTTTGCGAACCCCTACAACATAGTCTTTGCGATAGATGAAATCATCTAAGTACATGTGGCTAACTTGCGGTGCGTTCCCAATCTTGCTGAAGATAATGTGGATTTTATCCGATTTCTTACCTTTGATTTCAGGAATGGTATATCTAGGGTAAGACCCCCACCAGTAAAATTGGACGACATCGTCAAACCTTTGGATGTCTGACCACCCTCTAGGTTCGTTAAACGGGTTGTGCTCTTCTATGTGTGTCCCTAGAAACTGCTTTCTGTCAACAAAACGGTAGCCTCCCCTGCCATCGCTGGCTAAAAAGTTGTATTCACAACCCAGACCGCTACCACGTTTGTAGGTTTCGACGCCATACAAAAAAGTTCCGCTTGCATCTGTGACACTAATTTTCAAATAACCCATCTGATCTGCAGAGCCTAGCCAAAAAATTTGCCTCCACCAGAAGTACTCGTACAGAGCGCCTTTTACACCGCTGGAATCCCTTGGGATATCAAATGTAACCGACGCTGTCTGACCGCTCTGCAACGCAATGTGGGGGCGACCCCAAGCGTTGTCGATGTAAAGCGTGCCGTTCGGTCTGGTATCGTTGCTATCATTCGTGATACCAACGTTTTTCAAACCTTGTGACAATCCGTTAGGGATTCTGTGTTGTCCATTAGATGAAGCGTAATCAAACAAGACCTCTGACTGCTTGTAAGTCTCTGTATCCCCTTTTTGCCTATCGCCAAGCTCCAAAATACCACTACTGTTAACCAATCCGATATAGCCATTCTCACTATTGTGCTTCACTGTGATTATCGGATGCGCATCAACTGATCCGTCGTTGACAAGGTCAAATACCAGTTTGCCGTTTTCTGTTTTAGGAGTTTCGAAACTTCGATATGTAGTTGAGTGTGCGACTCCATCTGGGACCATGAATTCAATTTCAGCTTGGTCATACCAGTCGGAAATGCCTTTTAAACTAACATCACCTTTTACTATAGCCAGATAGTATCTGTCTGGTTCGTCTGGCAATCTCAACTTAACAGGTTTGTCAGAATGCAACACTCTAGCCGCTTGTTCCCTGACACGATAAAACATGCCGTTATCAACTTTGGCTGGCTCGTTCGGGTCTACGAAAGCAATGTCTTCAAGATGTCTTGTCGCTAAACTAACAGTAAGTTTGATTTTTTTTGCACCAAACGCAACTTGTTGAATATTGACCCCGATTTTAGGGGCTGAATCCGTCGTTATGTTGCGTTCATTCCCGATTTCGTGCGACACTTTGATTAATTTAAAGTAATCGTTCAAATCGTATCCATTGAATTGAAACACAGCCATTATTTAATACCTCTCATGCGTTTGTAAGTAAAATCTTTATCTTTCTGGTATGAAGTCAAATCGTCTCCTGTAGCGTATGCAAACTCTCGACCATCGACACTCAATGAGATTGGACGACCGATTAGTTCAGTGATGATATCCATTGCTTGCTCGAGACGGTCCATTCTACTATCGTCTCGAACCGACAAATCAACGCTACCACGAATTAAACCACCACCAAAGCCATCAAACAAGTCGTTGTCTTCGAACAAGTTTCTAGAATCTATTGCGTACTCACTAGCCACATCAATCATTTCTTTGATAGAGTCTTTGACAAATTTTACACTTCTATCAATACCTACAGCCATCCCTTGGCCAATGTAGATACCGACTTCATCACGGAATAGTCGTGATGGTGAATGGATCCTAGCTTTTGCCTGAGCTGCACGCTCTGCTTGGGCTACAAGGGCGTTAGCAGCAGCCGTTACCGCACCAAGAGCAGACATCATACCAGCGGCCAAACCTTGACCAATCATTGCCCCTGCTGCTCGCATAGCACCTACACCAGCCATAGCACGGGCTTGTGCCGCATTAACTAGCGCACCCATTGCAGAAGATACAGCACCAACCGCCGATTGGATCCCTTGAGCAATAGCTTGTCCAGTTTGTTGACCAGCCTGTTGACCCATCTGAATCATTCGCTGACCATTCGATTGAACAGCTTGCGCCATTCTTTGCATTGCTGATTGCACTTGTGCCGCTGCGTTGTTCATTGCTACACCAATCAGTGGCGCTAATGTTCCAATTTGCATAATGGCAGTCGTAGCCATTGTGGCACTTGACGCAACCAAGTTGAACTGCGCTGGAATCAAAGCAATTGAGGCTGTCAATTGCATGACACTCGCAATTACCATAGTAAATTGGCTACTAATCAGTGCCACTGTAGCACCAACGGCAGTAAGGCTTGCGTTCATTGCAGTGAACTGTGTAGTCGCCGCTTGAATAGATGCCCCGACCATTGTTAATTGGCTATTGAGCATAGACAGGATTGTCCCGAGCATTGTGAATTGTGCCCCAAACATTGTCACGCCCGATGTGGCAACTAATAGTTGACTGTTGATTGTAGACAATGCGGTTGTGAAGGTCGTAAATTGGCTATTAAGCATAGTCAAGGCGGTACCAATCATGGTGAATTGAGTACCTACGAGAGTTAGGCTAGTGCCTAACATAGTCGTGCTTGATGACATTGTAGACATGCCAGCAGTAATCATAGTTAATTGACTAGCGAGACTGGTTAGACTAGCAGTCAATGTAGTCATACTTGCATTAACCGAAGTCATGCTAGAAGTCAATGACGTTGAAACTGCACTGAATTGAGTCAACCCAGTAGCAGCTTGCATCAATGCTGGCGCAAGTGTCATGATTTGTGTTCTGAAGGCTGTGATAGGTCCCACAATTGCAGTTAGACCACTGAGCGATTGACTAGCTTGGCTAGAGAATGTGCTAAATGCTGTTCCTGCTGTGGTCAATAGTGATTGTAGATTAGTGAACGACGATTGAATACTTGTAATCGTGCTTGAGAAATGACTTAAACCTGCAACAGCGCTAGAAGCCGAGCTAGACACCTTGCTCATCCCATTACCAAGCTGTGTCATGCCAGTACCAGCTTGCGCCAACCCAGCCGAATTGTTACCGATTGAACCAACGCCTTTGGCGACTGCCGCAAGAGATGCAGCCATGTCACCGAGGTTGGTATTGGTAATCTTAACCACACCATTAGCAAGCTGATTGAAACCAGAACCTGCTTTTTGAGCGGCAGTGCCGATTGAGTTGAAAACGTTAGCTAAGCCATCGAGAACTGATTTAATAGCGCTACCTGCAGAGGTAATTACGCTTGAAATGCCTTCAAACGCTGATTTGATACCGTCACCGATACCTTGCGCCGCTGTAGCGATAGATGTGCCGACTGATTGCACTACGTCAGCAATGCCTTGTAGTGCTGTACCAATCGCAGAACCAACTGAACTAATAACATTAGCAACACCACTAAGCGCCGTACTAATAGCTGTACCAATACCCATTGCAGCCGTAGCGATTGCCATTCCTGCCGCTGATACGACTGATGCAATTCCAGAGAATGCAGCACTAATTACACCACCAATTGCCGTGATGATAGGCACAATTTGTGTTATGGCTGTAACAATAGCTGAAATGATTTGGCTGATTATAGGTGCGAGAGTTTGAACAACCGTAACAATGGCAGAAATCACTTGACTAATGACTGGAGCCATCGTCTGAACGACTGTAACAATCCCTTGAATCAAGGTCATAATGACTGGTGCCGTTGTTTGAATGGCTTGTACGATTACTTGTAAAACCATTGCAATCTGTGGCCCAAATTGGCCAATCACTTGAGCAACTTGGACAATACAATTTGAGATAACCGGTGCGATTGCCACGATTGCGTTAGCGATAATCTGAGTTACTGCCGTGATGGTGTCGCTAATGATTTGAACAATCGGAGTGAATACCTCGATGATTCCACTGATTGCAGCGCCCAAAGCAGTAACCCAATTAGTCAATGCGTCAATAATGGTTGGCAACACTCCCAAAATAGAAGTCAGTGCTGATCCAAACGCTGTAACGAATGGCGCTGCATTTCCAAGAGCAGTTCCGGCAGCCTCTACTAATGGCGCTAATTTAGCAAGTCCAGGCGCAGCTTCTCCCACTGCCTTAACGACAATGCCAAAAGCAGTTCCAAAGGCTTCAATGATAGTGCCTGCCGCCTTGCCGATACCTTGCACGACAGTGCTAAAGGCTGAACCTAGAGCGTTTAAGATTTGTGAAACACCTTGCGATTGAGTGGCTAGTAGCGTGAATGAAGCAACGATAATAGCAATACCTGCACCAATTCCGACCGCTGCGATAGCGACACCAGTCGCAAACGATAGTATTTGAGCCGAACTTAATCCCTTGAGACCTTGCAAGGCGAGTTTTAGACCTTGTCCGAAGCCTTTGTAAGTTTCAGCTATACCTTTGAATATAGCTGTCAAGATTCCTTTGATTGCGTTTCCGGATGATTTGATTACGTTGGATATCCCACTGAACAACTGGGCTATCGTTGACTTAGAGCGTTTAACACTATTCGTAGCCCCGTTAAGACCCTCGGTGGCTTTATTTTTAAAGGCGCTAAACGGATTAAATGACTTAATCCAGTTCAGACCTCGCATAGCAGTATCAAACACCGAAAGTCCAGCCTTGGCAGTCATGAAGCCTGCTACCATGGCTAAAATGCCACTAGTGATGCCATTGAGCACGCCTTTAGGGATAGAGCTTACAAACTTAGACACTGCTGAAACGGCTTGAGATATCCATTTTGTTAACGTCCCAAAAGCTGTCCCTAGCGCTGAGATAATCGTCTGCATCTCAGAGCTACTAAACACATCGCCAATTGAAGTCCCAATGGTTTTAACAGCCCCCCAAGCGTCTTCTATCGCTGATTTAAAAGCTTTGAATGCGCCAGTGTCCGAAAACGAGCCGATAAAGCTCTTAACCGACCTAGTAGCAACAGTTAAACCTCTTGATAGCCCACTAACAATGTCGCCAATGCCAGTGCCTAGCCCTTGGAATATGCCCTTGAAATCTATGGCTTTTAGCGCTGCTTTGGCTTGAGTAGAAACATACTTAAACGCATTTGCTAAACCCTTGATGGCTCCTGTATTACTAAAACCTTTCCAAAATGCTTGGACAGTTTGGCTGACCCCTTTTACAACTTGGTCAATTGCTTTATCGAGTCCGTTTGCGAACTTCTGAATCGGTTGTTCATCAATTTTGCCAAGAGCATCAATGATTCCCTCGATTCCTCTGATTGCCTTGTTGCTAAGCTGTTCAAAAACTGGTTGCAATTTAGTTGAAACCGTTTCGTAGAGCCCGTCAACGGCTTCGTCTACAGATTTGTACCTAGTAGCCAAGCTCTGCATGGAATCGCCAGCCCGTTTAAACGCTTCTGCAAAGTCTTCAGTCTTAATTTCACCGTTTTGAATTTTGCTTACAAGATCATCAAGAGACATTCCCATTTCCCGGGCGACGGCAGCCATCCCTGCTGGTGACTGTTCCATCATCAGCTTGAAGTCTTGCCATTGAATTTTAGGTTTGGTCATCGCTTGAACCATTTGTTGGCTCAGCGTCTTCATTGCCTGTTTAGGGTTCTCGGCAGAAGCGGCAAGACCACCCATAGCTTTTACCAAATCCCCAGCATCGCTACGACCGATTGCAGCCATCTGAGAGAATGTAGTACCCATGTCAGAGGCAGAATAAATTGTCTGTGTTGCATAGTCTTGCATAGCCTTTTTGGCTGACGCAATTTCTGTTTGCCCCCAGCCTAGTTGGCTTAAGCTCCCATCGAATGTTTTCCAAGCCTTCGTTGAGTTGTTAAGCTCGGTCATCATACCGCCGATACCGCTGGTTATAGCACCGATACCTTTGGTAATCCCAGCACTAACAAGGTTAGCACCGAGTACACTCTTAAACATTGAGCCTAAGCCCTTGCTACTCTTACCGAGTGATTCGGCTTGCTTTTGGGCGTTCTTCAGGGCGCTAGATAAGCCGTTATCTTGTGCTGACAGTATCGCCCTCACGTTGAATGTTTTATCAGCCATCTAACAACCCCTCCTCTCTTTTGAACACTAGGTTTCGTCTAGCTATCTGGATAAGATGCCTATTGTCCTTCTCGGAACCACCGAGAAGGACTTTTTCACGACGTTCTTCGTCATAAAAATCTTTAAACTCCTTAAAGACATACTTCTTACCGCCCTTGCTCGTAGCCTTCACACTACGATTTAAGAAGGCTTGTAAATAAAGCTTCTTCTCCTCTTGAATAAATCTTTTCGCATAAGCTTTTTGATACAACCTCAACTCATTCAGCGTCATTCGTCTAGCTTCTAGGAGTGTTGTTTCATACCTAGCCATGCAATTTGTGATTAAATCTTCGTAGGTCTCTTTTGAACCCTTGACGTTTTCTAAGCTTCTTCTTGAGCCTCTAACATTCGTTTGGCTGTTTCTCGTGTCAATGGTTGCTTCTGCAATTGCGATAAAAAATCCTCGAACAAGTTATCCAATCGTCCATTTTCAGCCTCACGTTCAACGAAGCGCTCAATTCCTTCTACAGATGGTTTTTGACGTTCTGTAGCAGTCCCTGCTTGAATGAGGTCTAGCAGAACAAGTGGGTTCTTTTGCTGCAAATCAACCACTGCATGCTGTACACCAAAGCCAAACGCCACACCGTTTTGGTTAATTGAGTAGCGCTCGTCGAGCACTCGCAAGAAGTCAAATCCAAAATTCAAAGTATAGTCTTTGTCATTAATTGTGATAGTGTTCATGTTTTAAATTTCCTTTCAAAAATAAAAAGCGAGGTAAACCCTCGCTAACTGTTTTAATTATCAATGTCCAGTAATAGCAGTAGTGTCTTGGAAAGTATATTGGATCTCTCTGATTTGCTCGTCAGACAGGGTTGCTTCACCAGCTTGTGGCTTACCTTCAATAGACATTTCAGCTTCAATCTCTACGAGCTCTTCAACATTCGCTGGGACTTCCCATGAAGACAAGCGACCGATTGCATAGAGCGAACCATATTTCCCATTTGTTCTCTTATCAGTCAAATCGGTTTCCCAAACTTCGACCTTGAATCCATCAACTACCGACTGTTTCAACATTTCATTGACTTCGTCCTTAGTCCCGATTGCGTTAATCGACAAGGTTGTTTCTAGACCCCCATCGGCAACAACTGCACCATCTTTGGTTTTAGTTGTATCGGCATCGCGGGAATATTCCCACTTATGTTCTGTTTGCAGTGCCAATTTAGCTGCTGCTTTCGTGTCCCCGTATTTGCGGAACATCAAGATTTTATTCTTACCTAGCTGTGCTTCTTTAACGTTTGTATCAGCCATGCTTTTCCTCCTTAGTAGAATTTGTAAAATAAATAAATAATGAAGTGATAAAGCTCTTCGTCAGTGCTGTTATCACGGTTAGAATCAATTGACGACTCATTGACTTCCGCCGAGAAGTGCATCCCATCGATATTTTTGATAGCAAAATAGCTGGACAATAACTGTCCAACCATATCAGATAACTGTTTACGGTCATCTACTCGTCCCCAAACATGGACGGTTGACGACAAGCGACCTATCAAGCGCGACTTTGTAGCTCTGGGCAATGTTTGAATTTCGCCCATAACAACAAATGGATAAGATGCACTGTCTGACGGAAGGTAAGGATAAGTAGCGAAACCGAGTCCCTCACTAATTCGAAAGAGCTCGTCATGTAGTAATTGGTCTGGTTGTTTCATATCTACTCCCATTTAGCTAATTCCTCGACCATTCCAGGGACAGTCGCTTCTAGTGCAGGAGCCATGAAAGGTTGCGCTGCCATCTTCCGAGTGCCTACTTCAAGGTACCCAGAATATTTTGTATGAGCCGTCACAACAGCTCTATCGCCCCCAGCTTCAAGAGTAATCGAGCGACGTGTTGCGCCAGTGGTATATTTACCGCTGAATTGTGCCTTGCTAATTGCGTTCTCTTTTAATTTACTGCCGTATTTTTTCAAAACTCGTTGACGTCGTTCTGGATTGACGTTTTTCAACAAGGATTGGCTCATTTCATCTAGTCCATAAAACGTAAGCGTAGCCATATTACTTCACCGCCTTATTAACGTACAAAACACTTCTTCCAGCTAGATATCCTCTAGCGGTTACTGGAATGTATTTGTTACCACGATATTCAACGGAAGTCACGGATACTGTCACAGGGCTTCTGAAACGAACAACCAAGCTCGTAGCATTTAGCAAACCTCCCAGCTTAGCTTGAAGGTCTAAGCTTGCGCCAGTTACATTGCACTTAACTTCTTTGGACCAGTCTTTCCCTCCGACCATACGACCAAGGGTAGGGTCGTATCGTTTCGGTGTCTTATCGTTTTGATATTTGAGTATCACAGTATCTGTGTATCTCATAGAAACAACACGCTCCCTTCCTTCGATTGTCCAGAGGTTCCGAATGTTCTTTGAAGCATATTATCATATGGCTTGAATTCGTTCTCATTGTCGTAATAAGACATTGAGTGACCATCTACCGTCTCGGTTTTAGCCCCTTCAGCTCCTCGACGATTGAAGCGTTTAATAACGCAATCTTCGAAAATAAAAGAAAAACCATCGTCAATATTGACAACGGCATATTCTGCTTTAAAATGACTGATTACTCTGTTTAGCAATACCCTTAAGAGGTCAATGCTATCGTCGTCATCTTTTGAAATCTCAAGGTCCAGCATGACATTATCTAGGACCTTTTCTCGATCTAATTCAGCCATGCTAGACCTCCTCACTCTTCAGTGTTATCTGTCGTTTTTTTGGGACTTGCTTTTTTTGGTTTCTCTTCAGCTTCAGCCTCAAGGAAACCTGCTTCAACAAGCTCTTCGACACGTTCACCGGCATAATCGTCACCGGCATAGTAAATAATGCCGTCGGTTTTATCCTGAAACGCTTTTAAAACTTTAGTCATAGCTACTCCTTTCAAACTACGCTACTGGAATGACAGTAAGCATATAACAGTCATCCAAACGTTCGAATGAAGGCAACGCAATCATCGATACTTTGGTTTGAACATTAACTGGATCAGTTGTTTTAGTGGTCGTAATCGCAATACCTTGGTCAACCACTTCAACTTGTGCCCCTGGGGTGTCACCAGACTGCAAATCTGACTCTTCTGGAGTTGTACCGAAAACAGTAGAACCCAATGAACCGTTTGGAACCAAAGTCAAATGACCGTCTGGATAGAATTTGCTAATTTCCCCTTTGTCATTTCGGTAAGTGCCGTTTTCCAAGAGAATCGTTACACCAAAATTGTCCAAAATATACGCTTCAACCTCGGCTTTGGTAACTGTTGTTCCTGAAGCTGCAAGAGGCTTGATGATTTTGACCGTAGATTCTGATTTACGAATCAAGCTAAACGTTTTGGCATTCATGATAGCAATTTCTGGCATCAAGCCAAGGCTTTGAGCTGTTTCGATTGCTTCTTCGAGGTCCGCAAGAGGTGTTGCTGTTGCTTGCGTCCAGTCTTTTGCAACTGTTTTCTTGTGGTCGTCTTTAACGCCATAGTCAATATCAACATTTTTTCCTTCATTGACAAACGCAATCTTACCAGTTGCGAGAGCTTGCATGCGCATAGATTCCAAACGAGCACGGGCACCTTGGATAAGTGTCATTTCGTCGTTGAAAATGCCTTGTGTAACAGTCTCAATCAAACCAGTGTTGTTAGATCCAGCGATTAAGTTAAGTTGTTGACGGTCAGCTTCTTTGACTAACATAGCTTCTTTGAAGAATGGCATTTGTTCGTCATGGATTTCAGCGCCCACACGCTCACGAATAGTGACATTAGTGTCGAATGCTGCTGGCTTCAAGACAACCGCACGCCCTGAAGAACCTTTGATGTAAGACAATTTAGTCCCAAGTTGTTTGCGTGCTGGGAAAATGCGTTCTCCAAGCGTAGAATCCACATCTAATTGTGATGTGTTGAAATATCCAGCGATATTAGATGCTGTTACCGTGTCATAAATAAGACCCATTAAGCATTGCCTCCTTTTCCTGCAATAAATTTAACGAGTGGCAACGCTGTTTTAATAGCGTCGTCAACTGTACCACCGTTAACTGCTTCTTTCCAAACCTCACCAGCGTACAAAACAGATACCGTTTTATCAACAGACAAGTCTGCATCGTATAGAACGATTCCTTCTGGTGCCGTCTTGTTCTCTTCTACTGGTTTAGAGCGGTCATCGAAAATTGACCCACCTTTACCAGCTACTAAAGTACCAGCTTTAATGTACTTCTTGCCGTCTACGTCAACACCAGCAAAATTTTTATCAACTGTGGCAGTGACAGCTTTGTAAGGTAAAGAACGTAGAATGTTACTTGTGTCAAGTACTTTTTTTACTGACATAAAAATTCCTTTCTAATTGTTGGCTAGATAATCTTACCTGACGAACGGACAGCTTTTTGAGCTAAGCGAGAACCGTAATTGTCTGTGTTAGAAATGCCATCCGCTGATGCTTGAGGTGCATTTTGTCGAATAGTTTTCTTAACTTCTTCAGCAACTGCATTATTAAATACTGTTTCGAACTCAGTCACTGCTTTAAGTGCATCTTCGGCGTTGCCAGCCATTGCGAATGTCTCAGCCAATGCACTAGGCAAGCCTTTAGCTACCAAATCTTTCTCAACAGCAACAACAAGCTTTTCATGCTCGAACGCAGCACGTTCCTTCTCAAAGCTCTTTTGCTGATCCTCGAACTCTTTTTTAGCTCGATCTTGAGCTGATAGATTGGCATAATCTTTCTCTTTTTGTAAGGCATCGGCTACTGCTTGAGCTGTACGCTCTTGTTCACCCTTGTCTCTGTTATTCAAAGCAGTCTGTACCGCTTTGTTAATCATGCTATCTAATTCAGATTGAGAACCCGGTGCTTTGAAGTCGCTCGCAGGGGTTGGGTTGTTCCCTTGCCCTTGGTCTTGGCGACTCTCTTTTTGTCCGTTAGTCTCGATAGTGTTATCTTGTTCCATAGTTTCCTCCTACCTAGTCTCATGAGTAGCGCCCTTTTCTAAGCCACGATAAGGGCTAGCTACGCCCTCTCTAGTCTTGTCTAGGGTGTTTACCCACGAGCCACGCTAGTATTGTTTATTTAGGGCTTAAATTAGCCCTATGCGCTGACGAGGTATCGAACCCCCAAGCCCCTTGGCTAGCACGGCTATCAGCGCATAAGAAAAAGCCGTATTGCTACGACTTTTTTATTTATTTCATTAATCTGATTTACCTTTCTAAGACAACTTTTACTTCTTGGCCAGCTTTTAACAAATCTGTCTTGTTGATCAAAAATTCAGTCCAGATATCAGATGGAGTGCCTTTTATTTTATGAAAGACGGTGTCGTCCGTTGTTAACAGACCACCAAGCGCACCAGAAATCGGCTTATCTAAACTTACAATAGTCCCAAACGGGGCTTGAGTAATCGCTTTAATTTTCATATTTTTTTAACTCCTCCTTCCAATATTTTAAGTTGTTTTTAGTCTGTTCAATCTCATTTCTAGGTATATTATACCTCTTTGATACAGAAAGTAAATAATTCTGCGCCTCTATCTCTGCTTTGATTTTTGAAACTGGCTCGTCAACTAGGCGCCCATCTTTCCATTGTTCAGCGTGGTAGAGCTCCTCCAATACCTCGGAAATCGTCGCCTTTTTTTGCAAAACGATTATTTCTGCATTTAGGTTCATCGCAGCAGCTTTTTGAGATTTTAGATAACGTTCTGCTTCATCGTCCTGCCAGACAACACCGCCACGCTTTCTAAAATCTTTGGTTAAATGGTTTTGCCTAACTATATTGATAGGTCTACGCTTATTGCTATCTTTGTTTCGATAAAGTCTAGTCATACCATCTTCCACATACACTTCGGCAACCGCACAACGACAGTACGGGTGCATCGGTGGGGCGTTTAGCCCGCTCTCCATCTTATCAACCGGGACGGGTTCTCTCTCAGTATCACGACCAACTTGTTTGCAATAATCGCAAGCTCTCGATTCTGGCATGAGTTTGAAATACTCGAAGCCATTCTCTTTCATGATATCTTGCTGCGCTAGTGTCTGAACTCTAGCATGTTCCGTGATTGCCAATCGTTCAGCGTCAGTGCGAGAGACATCCATGTATTTGCGGATTCTCTGAGCGATGGTTGTGCCGTTCTCCCCTCGAATAAGAGCCCTGGTCACTTCCGTTTTTACCAAATTGCGCAACTGTTCCTGTCTCTTCCAGATACGCTCCGACCATTTAGCGCCTTCGAAATTAGCGTTAACAGCCGTCGTCATATACTTTTCAAGTATTTTTTTGCTAGGTACTGTCTGGTCAAGCAGGCTTCCTCTTACAATTTCGCTCTTATAGCCATTCGTCAGATAATCGTTAGTTAATTGACGTTCGCCTTCAGATAAAACCAATAGTTCAAGTTCTAACTCTTGAATAAGAAGTTCTTGACGACCAACAGACATAGAAAAATTGTAATCTCGAAGCTCCTTGTTTGCCTTTGGGCTAAAATCTTTGTCAGCTACATACTGTTTGGCTTTAGCTTCAAAAGCCTTGATATCAAAACTGTCTGCTCTTCGTTTCGCATCACTAGCGGTTAATCCGTTTTTGTCAGCGAAATTTTGGATATAAGCATCTAGTTCTTTTCGCAACTGTGAAAGTTGCAAATTATATAGCGCTTCAAGTTCTTTCTTAAACTCAGCTTCACCCTTTTTATTGCTCGCTTCTCGTTCTTTTTGAGCACGTCCTGACCAATACGTCATTCATCAGACCTCACAGAATCGCTCGTATGCGTTTCTTCTTCGTCGTCGGCATATTTACCCACTTGCCCGTTAAACTCGCTAGAATACCCCTTAAAATCGATTTTAGACGCCTCTTTATCCACTCTGTCGAGTTCCTCGGCTGGGCTCTCGACCAACCCAGATAGGCTAAGAGCAGTTTCTTGTGACACTTGACCACCAAGGCCTGTCAAAATAGATACTTGCTCGGATAGTGATTTCGGCAGATTCGGCGTGAATGTTATTCTCAAGAAGTTTTCGTCAAACGCTTTGAATTCTTTGACCAACTCACCAACACGGCTAGCTAAACGATATCGACGCTTCAAACCCTTTGTAAATTGCGATTGAGTCTCGATACGATCTTGGTCAAGTCCAAACAGTTTGTACTTCATTGCCTCGCCGGACGTGTTGCCTGAAAAATTCTCGTCAGCCATATCGGGTGTGTTGGTAAAAGTATGAATATCTTTATCCAGTCTGGTCTTGTACGCTTCGACACCAGACACATCGTAAGACTTAGTTAGATATTCAGCCTTAACCGTCCCTTCCTTACCATCCGCAGCCTTCGGTGGAACCAATTGCATTAAGCGTTTAGTTTTCATATCTTCAGGCTTCATGTTTGCAGGCAATCGCATATCGCCATAGATGGCAAGGATTGCGTCAGCCATGTCGGACATGTGATTGGCCGTGTCAGATTCAGCTGAATCATATAAGTCGATTAAATAAAGTTCGGTTTCATAATCGCCAATGCCATCAGTGTTGTTCAAATACTCCGTGATTGGAACTGTGCCAAAAGCGTGAGCAGTGACAGAAACCTCTTTTAGATCTTCTGAGTAATCCAATACGTGAATATTTGATGAGGTATACACTTCAACGGTTTGATGTGCGTCAGAGAATAAATCAGCACTGTAGTATCTAACTGCTACTAATGAATTGTCTTCGAGCGAATTGTCATAAATAATAAACGTATTAAGAGGGCTTAACTGTTTAATTCGTGTCTGGTCGTCCTCACTTCGATAAATCAGCTCGTAAGCACGCCCAACTTGCGACAAATCCCGGATAAGGTTGCGGTTCAGCGTATCAATGTCATTGTTTCGTCCGATTTCCTTAATAGCTTCGTCGTTTTGCGAACCACTGACACTATCGTCATATTCAACCCGAATAGGATTACCAGCTAGATATCCCGTCTTAAATTTACTAATCATGCGTCCATAGTTGTGGACGGCACGTTTGTCAGACATCTCTTTATCTCTACGTCTCCCAGCCTCGAGAACACTGTGATTATCTCCTTTAGCATAATCAAACAATTCCTGAACTCTTGGGCGTTGACGCAACTTGTGATGGTTAATGAAATTCTTGAGCAATGCCCAGTTGTCTTTCTTTAAGTCATCAACACTTTTAGCACGGTACTTTGTGCGTGATTCTCGATGAAATCGCAGATTCAAAACATGCGATTGTCCGATACTATCGACAAATACTGTCTGTTCCATTCTTCCTCCTTAGCTAAACATATCAATCAAATCATCATAACTTGCTCGCTCTGTGCTGTTAACAACATAGTCTGAATAGAGCGCATATCTCACACTATCCAGCACGTCATCAAACTCTTTCAACGGCTCATCTCTTGCGCTGTTCTCTTTCCATCGATACTGGAATATCTCATCAAAAAAACGAGGCACAAAGTCTCGCTTAACGTATAATTTTTGTTCTTTGAACAGCTTAGCGATAAGTTCGATACCAGCAATCACTGACTTATTAGCATTACTGATATCAAAACCCTCATTGTCAAATCGTGCTACGTGCTCTGGACGGGCGCTATCAGCATAGAATGGGGTGTTGCCGTAGATGTCAGTTAGTTTCCTAGCTTGCTCCACCCACCAGTCAATTTCTTTGAATTGAGATGCTACGCCATCAACAAGATAGTAGTTATTATCCACGCCTTCACCGACAATCACAATAGATCCATAGTGAGTATACCCCCAGTCAATCCCTGCAAAGTAGCGCCTCATGTCTGGTAACTCATCAACTACGTGTATCTCGCTGTCATAATCAGCATAGATAGCACCCTCTGCAACAGTCCACTTGCCTAAAATATCCCGGTCATAGAACTTACCTTTGGGTGTTGCTGCCTTGATAGAGTCAATGTAGCGTTTTGATAGAAAGGTATTATCGTCAAGCTTGAAGCTGAAATCTATAATCTTACCGTCATTCTTACCAATATAGTCTCGATTCAGCCAATGATTAGGATTGTCTGGGTTACTATCCCACACGACACGGGCACCTTCACCAGAACAACGTGAGATAATCTCTTTGAAAACAATCTCGTTTGCTAGCGACGCCTCATTGACGTAAGCTCCGAAAGCCGTAAAGCCACGGGCACGCTTAAGCCCAGATATAGAGCCAGTATAGACTTGTACGACCTTGACACCACAAAATACGAAAGATCCATGCTTGTCATACTTAGGCTCAAAGCCGTATTTGTTATAAAGCTCTTGCAGCACGTTATTTTGTATTGCCGTTGACGATGTACCCGCTAGGATATAGATAGGTTCATCCACGCCCAAGCGATCAGCAATCTTTCTGACACGGCTTAACTCAGTTACGAATGTATCATTGTTAACCACGGTCTTACCTGCACGTTTAGCACCGTGGAGTCCGCATATAAACCAGTCATGATTCCAGATATAATTCAGCACATCTAACTGCCGTTTTGTGTAGAGCTTACTCAAGTCCATTGCTTACCGCCCCTTTGATGATATCGAGGAAACCAGCAATTTTCTCATCTTGCCCTTCATCGCCACCGATTTGAGATTTGAGTTTTTCGATCTCAAGTTGCAATTTCTCGGCTTGTTTAGCTGTTGGATAGCGTTTCATAAGTTCGCTACCAGCTTTAATGACCTCGGAAATGGACGGGGGCTTCTTAGTCTTGACAAACTGACCTGTCACGGCGTTGAGCTCAACAACTTCTTCCATGAGCTCTTGCCTCAGTATCGAAGTAAAAACTTGCATAACTTCATCTTGTTTTGCAATCTTCTTTTTCTCAAGCTCCTTCATGCGTTCTTCGATATAAGCCTTGATTCTGTCATTTTCTAACAACTTATGAGACCTAGTCTTGGCATAATTTTCAGTATACCCAGCCTTTAATGCTGCATTATAAGCCACGCCAGAGATCAAGTATTCATCCGCAAATAATTTCTGTCGTTGATTTAGCCCAATATGTCCACCTCCTTCACTGCTAGATTTTGCGCATAAAAAAGACAACCCACAAAGTGAGCTGTCTCTGATTTTCTTCGATAATATAATAATACCACTTTAAACAGTTGTTAGACACCGTGAATTAACCGTCAAAATACCGTCATTTCAACGTTCCACAACTAATTTGCCATCTCTATACAATTCTGCAAATGCTAGGATAGCATTATTTAGCAATCCTTGAAAGGCTGTCCTTTCGAATCCGATTGCTTGGGCAATTTGCCAGTTTGGTTTCGGTGGGTATGCCAGATATTTCTCTATCAGTATTCTGCGATAGTCTGGACGATATAGCCCACTAACTGCTTTTTCTATGGCTTCTAGTTCGTTCATAGCATCAACACGCCTAACTGCGATATTTTCCACTGGCCTGCTCACTCCGCTGCCACCTCTTGGCATAAAAGTGAACTCTTGTGTAATCTTCTGCTCGGCGCTATCGTGTGCTATCTCTCGCCAGCGTGGATATTCTCGAAGTTTTCGCTTGCAACCTCTGATAGTTGCTTTTTCATCAATTTTCGGCAATAGCATTGTTCTGTCCTCTTTGGTATAATAGTAGTGTTGACTTTCAAAGAGTGCCGGCCATCGTGTCGGGCTTTTTTATTTTAGCCCTAGAAACATTAAGAGATTTATGAAAAGATAAGTGTATTTGTTCTGGGGCCTTTTATCGCCTCCTTTCTAGCCATTGACACCAGCAAGATCTTTGGCTTTTGATTAGTAATGCGATATCGATAAGAAAGAGGGTGTTTCACATCCTTTTTTCTTAAATTTGCTAGGTT